TCCGGGCGAACCGCTCGCGGAGGGTGAGCGCCCCCTGCAGGAACTGCTGGATGTCAAGGGCCGCGACGTCCGACTGGATGCCGAGCGCCTGCGAGGCCACGATCGCTCCCCTTGTGATCTCGCGGAGGTCGCCGAGGTTGCCGCCGGCGGTGAAGAGCGGCGCCGCGATGTTCGTTCCGAACTCGAGGAAGTCCTTCGTGGTTCCCAGGGACCGCTTCGCGTCCTCCTGGAACTGGCGGAAGAGCGCGTGGCCCTTCTGCCGGGCCTCGTCGAACGTACCACCGAGGTTCAGCTTGATGATGCCAGCCAGGCCGATCTGCGCTCGCTCGATGCCGGCATTGAAGTCGATGAGGGCGTTCTTGGCCTTGCCCAGGACAAACCCTCCCCCGACCAGGAGGGCCATGTTGCGAACGCTCTGTCCGAGAGTGGTGGTGCTACGGGAAGCGCGGTCGGCGGCGGTGCCGATGCCGAGGATTCCGCGGGCGGCCTGATCGTCCACGCGGTAGCGGACGCCGACGTCGTATATGGTCGAGAAGCTGGCCATGCATCAGTCGTCGAGCTCACCGCCGCTGCCGTTGATCTCCGCGATGAGCTCTTCGACCTCCTCCTCGATCGCGGCCCGGTCAGCCTTCGACAACCGGAGGTACGTCTCGAAGCTCATCGGGATGGCTCCATGCGTGGCCCGGTTGATCCTCACCCAGGGTCTCCAGAGGTGCTGGCGCCGGAGCTCGCGGCGGCGGCGGAGTCGTCGGGCCAGTCCTCCGCCGCCTCGAAGTTTCCCTGGAGCTCCTTCTGGTCAGTGCCGTTGAGGCGGGTGTAGTAGCCCCGGATGGCCTGCCACGTCCGCGAGGACCACGTGGGCGGCGTAAAGGGCTGCTTCACGCGTTTCTTGTCCACGGCCACGATGGCCGAGACCACCAACCTGTGAAGGAGCCTGGACGAAGAGGCCACCCCCCCTTCGGCCTCGGCCTCCTCGGCCGCATCGAGCTCGTCCTCGATGGTGGTCTCCCGAAGGGTGATGTAGTCGATATCGCACCCTTTGGGCATCTTGAAGGTCTTCGCGATCATTCCCCTGTGCCTCCTGGTTCAGGTCAGCGGTCGCGGATGAGGAGCTTCTTCGAGCTCCAGCTCCACGTGGACTTGATGTACTCGGACTTCCCCGAGATCGACTCGCCATCCATCTTCACCACCACCTTCTGGATGGTGATGCGCTTCGACGGGCGCGACGCCGAGCGGCCACGGATGACGATGACGATCGTCCAGTCCGGGTGGGCCGTCTGGTTTTCTTCGCGCGCGGCGATGTCCGCCCAGATCTCCGACGGCGTGTGCTTGCCGACCTCCTCGTAGAGGACGAAGGTTCCGTCGTAGCCGTTGGCGACGATGTCGCGCTCGTCCACCGGCTCGCCCAGGATCGGCACCTTGCGGATCTCGGCGTCCGGGTTCCACTCGAACGACTCCATCTGGGCCCAGGACTGCCCCATCTTGGTGCCGTCCCGGAAGAACTGGATCAGGGCCTCCTGGCCGCGAACGTTGAGCGTTGCCATGGGATCAGGCCTCCACTCGGGTGATCTTGACGCCGCGACCGATCTCGATCTCGAACGTCATGAAGGTCATGTGCCCGGTCTTCCGGGCCCGAACGAGGAACCGGGCGATGTTCTGCTCCTCCTCGGACTGGGTGGAGATGTACTCGGTGCTCGCGTACTCCACGAGGTTCTCCTCGAGCGCCTTCTCGCGCTCGAGGAAGTCGTCGCACTTCGACATGATGCCGTCGCGCCGCGTGGGCGTGTTGCGTGCGTCCTTGTCGGTGCGGGCCGCCTTGCCCAGCGAGAGGACCACGTAGTCCTCGTACCGGGTGTCGGTGATGTACCGCTCGCTCCCCACCAGCGAGGTGGTGACCTGCGAGTCGAACTCGAAGCCCTCCTCCTCACGAAGGGCGCAGATCCCTTCCTGGAAGAGCGAGGCGTACTCGTCCGGCGAGATCGTCCGCGACAGTCGCGTGATGCCCGTGAGGACATCGCGCACCTCCCACCGGGCGATCGAGTCGTTCGGCCCGCCGGCCGCGATGGCCGCGGCCGCCCACGCCGTGGGCTCGGTGACGATCTCCTGGGCCGTCTCGGGGTCCCTCGTGTACGGGTGGTTGTAGCAGTACACGATGCGCCGGTGCCGCCGGGTCGCCACCTCGGTCTTCGCCGCCGACTCCGTCGTGGTGTCGCTGTCGGCGCAGATGAGGAACATCCGGTCGTTCGCCGCCCCGGCCTTGGTCTCCAGAGTGTCCTTGATGGCGCTGTTCGAGCGCCCGGCGACGAAGACCACGCCGCCAGCGAGGCGCGGATCGTTCGCCAGGAGGTCGATGACCTTCCCGGATCCGGTGAAATCCGAATCCGCGATGGTGCCGTTCGACCCCGCCACCGAGGTGAAGCCCGTCACGGTCTCGCCCAGGTTCACGAAGGCGTCGGCGTCGGCGCCGTCCGTGTTCGCGGCGGTGTTGACGGGGCGACCGTCGGCCAGCTTGGTCAGGGTGACCAGGTTGCCGTCGTCGTCGCCCACGACCTCGGCCAGGTTGTCGTTCCCCGCCGAGATGTCGAGGTTCTCGTACTTCACCAGCCGGCCCAGGTAGCGGATCGTCAGGTTGAAGTGGTTGGCGTCGCCGTCCGTGGCATCCTCGATCTTGAACGCCACGTCGTTCCCCCAGAGACCGACACTCGATGCGTCGATCCGCAGAACCGCCGTCCCGCCGCCCCCGGCCGCCGTCTCCCAGGTGAACGACGCCTTCACGGCATCGGACGCCGCGGCGCGGGCGATGTACAGGCCGTCGAACGGGAACGGCTTGTTCAGGAGAGCCTTCCAGACCTCGTTCACCAGCGAACCGCCCGAGCCGTAGTCCCGGCCGCCGAAGACCTCCTCGAACCGCTGGGGGCTCGTGATCTGGACGAGCTTGTCCACCGGTCCCTTGACGGTCACGCCGGCGATGCCGACCACCCCCACGTTGGCGCCCGCAACCCCTGACGGCTGCTTGCGCCGCAGGATGTAGATCCCGGGCCGCTTGGTGACGTCGCCGAGGTTCTGCACGTACGTGATGCTCATGGGTATTCTCCGACGGTTCCGTCTGCGTTGACCTGAACTTCACGATCCACGTCGACCAGCAGATTGCCGCTCTGGTCCGTCACCGGATCGGTGGTGGTGTCCTTGGTGAGCGCGAAGGCCAGGGTCTCCATGCGGTAGGCGTCCTGGCGCACGAGGATCGGGACCCGCACGTTGACGTCGAGGAGTGCATCCCGCTCGTTCGCGAAGATCATCTCGTTCCGCCAGTCCTCCGACTCCAGGACGTACGGGATGGTGGCGGTGTAGGGGATCGAGAACCCCTGGATGGTGAGGTTCGAGACCTCGAGCAGGAGCACCCCGGGCCGCTCCACGTCGGCGAAGAAGGCGTCAAGGACCTCCTGCTCGATGGCCTCGCGCTTCGCCGCGTACTTCGCGGCGACCCTCACCGTGATCGTGCCCTCGAAGGCCCCCACGTCGTAGAGCACGTAGTTCTGGCCGGCGCCGGGGTCGTACACCTCCTCGGGCTCGCGGAAGATGGGCCGGAAGCTCCCCACCTCCACCACGAGCTCGGGGCGCTGGGTCTGCCGGTTCGGGCTCCTCCGCTCTTCATGAACGCGCCCGGAGACCGATGGCGCGGCCGTCACGAGGTGCGTCTTCAGCGCCTTGGCGGCTTCGTACTTCAGGTTGGAGCTCACTTCGCCCCTCCCCGGTCGAGCCTGGTGTGCGAGAGCCGGCGGATGATCCGCTGGACCTCCTGGACGGCCATGTCGGTGAGCGTGTCCAACGAGTCCTGGACGATGAACTTCCCCTTCTGACCGTGGTGCTCGAGCTTGCGGACGATGCCCTCCACGATGGCGTCCACCTGCATCTCGATCTCGGCGGCGACGTCGGCGTCCCGCTGGAGCGCTCGGAGCTCCCTGCTGGTGTGCCCGAGCATCTTGCGGAGGACCCAACCCCGGATCGACTCGCGCCCCTCGGCCGAGACCTTGTGCGGCCGGGCGCCGCGCTCGATGACGCCGGCGTAAGGTGCCGCGTTCTGGATGGTCGCGATGTGCTCGAGCCCCATGCGCTGCTGCGCCTTGGAGGAAAAGGTCCTGGTCTTCCAGGAGGCCTTGAAGAGCCCGCGGTCGGTGATGCCCCTCTTGTCGGTCTGGGCCACCAGGTGCGTGCGGCCCCGATGGGCCCCGACCTTGACGCCCTTCTCGATGGCCTGGCGGACCTCGCGGCCTCGGGAACGCAGGGCGCGCCCGAGCTGCTCGGGCTTGATATGGATCACGGCGCCCATCAGGCCGCCGCCTCCGTCTCGTAGTGCTCGAGTTCGACCTCCCAGCCCATCCGCTTGCGGCGGTCGGGCATGGGCGGGCGCCGCACGACAAAGTAGCGGGGGCTCAGCCCCTGCCCCTGGCCGTCCTCGATGCGGTAGACGAACTCCTCGCCGGCGTCCACGTCCACGTCCTTCGGATAGAGCTCGTCCTCCGAGAACGTGAGCGAAACCTCGGTGAGTACCAGCCGCCCGGTCTCATCCAATCCAGACGGGACGAGGCGGCCGTCCAGCCAACGCATGAGGAGCGGCCGCGGAACGATCTCGGTCTCCGAGAGCTTGGTGAGGTTCCCCAGCCCCAGGCGCCCACCGTCCCACTGCCGCCGCTCGAGCCACACCCGGTAGGGGCGGGTCCCGAAGCAGTCGAACGCGTCATCGCGGATTTCGTCGATGTCGGCGACGAGATCCGAGAGGACGTCGTTGGAGAGGGGCGCGTTCGGCACGGGTCACCCGCGGTCAGAGCTTCGAGACGCGCTCGCCGTACATGACGGAGGACTCGACGGTCCCCGACGTGTAGGCCGAGGCGCGCGTGCGCACGAACTTGACCTTCTTGTCCACGTCCACGAACCCCGGAGCGGTCAGATCGGAGCCGATCTGGGTCCAGTTCGTCCCGTCCTGGGAGCCCTCGACCTTCACGGTCGCCGTGAAGGTGCCCCAGACCTGGACCGTGGCCTTGTCGTTCTTGACGTCCGCGTCCTCGATGCTGATCGCGGGCGCCGCGGCCTGCGAGGTGATGTCGTCGAAGGCCTTGACTACGGGTCGGGTTGCGCTCATGTCGTGTCTCCTTGCTAGGGTCCAGGTTGCTCGCCCGACGTCGGGCACAGGGGAAGGTGGACGGCGTCGGGCGAGCTCCCCAGAACCGTCATCCCGTTCTCATGACGTTCGAGCCGCCAGTCCCTCCGCTGTAGGGGTTGACCAGCGGCTTCACACCGAGCAGGGCCGAAAGCCGCGCGACAAGGCGCCGGCCCTCGGCACGCAGGGTGGCGATCTCAAGAGCACCGGGTCCCTCGATCTCGCCCACCCCTCGGAACTTCAGCCGCTTCCTAGCGGACGTGAGTTCCGTGTCCAGGGTGTCCATGGCCGTGAGGAGGTCGCGGGCCTCCTGTTCCTCCTCGGGTTCGGACGCCAGGGCGTCCATGGCCATCTCGAGGGCCGAGTTCGTCTGGTGGAAGCGCGAGGGCCAGCCGAGCCGACGCCGGACCTTCGCGCGTTCGGCGTCGGTCAGGGCCATCGCTTACTCCGAGCGCTTCCGGCGGCGCGGCGCGCGCTTGGTCGGCGACTCGTCGGAGAGGACCTCCTCGAAGACGTCGACCGAGTCGCCGGCGACCACGTCGGTGCCGGGGTCCTCCTCGGCCTCCGCCAGGAGGGCCGCGGCGCCCGCCGAGTGACCGCGCGCCATGAGGCGCTCGACCGCGCGCTTGCCCTCGACCTTGGCGCCACCGGGCAGCACCTGGAGAGCCTTGCCGTACCCCCGCATCTCGAGGACCGAGGGCGAAGTGCCCCCGTTCTTCTTCCGCTGCGGCAGGCAGTAGGACTGCGGGACGTCCCGGTTCATCGTGCTGGAGCCCATCC